TATGTCATTGGCGGCGTGGAGCTACAGGATACCACGCTCTATCGCAGTGCGCGTGAATGTGGTGACGCATTGCCAGCCGTTTACAAGCCATATGAAAAGATGGATAGCATGGCTCAGTGCATTGAAACAAGCTACATCAGCTCGTCATTTATTGTACCAAAGCTCAGACCGAAAGGATTATCCAATGGCAAGTAAATATTACCCATGCCCCGAATGCGATGGCGCAGGCGAAACACTATTCGAAAAAGATTATAATATCTTTCATGAAACTTACCTGTACGAAAAGGCTGATTGCAAAAATTGCGCTGGCACTGGATTGATTTTGCCAGAGATGCCAGAAAAACCCAATAGACTGATCCCAGCTCTTAATGATCAGGGAAAATTTGTGAGACGTGAAAATGATGAATGAGGAGAACGTAAATGAAAACCAAAGATTGTTATCAAGCTGTGACGAGAGCAATCAAGCTCAACGAAAATGTGCAGGAAGATCTGAAGGGCAAGGAAGTGAGAACGAGGAGCTTCTATCTGTTCATGATGCAGGAGCAACTTGCAATATTGAACAACCTCGAACACCAGCTTTCGCTTATGCGTCGAAAGAACAAGTCGCCCAAGCAATGAGGGATGAGCCTACACATAAATATGAGATTATGTATTCCCACTTGCTGTACAATTTTGAGAAAGAGCAGATCAAACGTGGCCTCAGAAATAACATCAATAAAACTTTTGAGAGGCCACGCCAAATTACAGTTAACAAGGCGTCACATAGAAACTTTGTGAGTGACAATGATCTTCGTAAGATCAAACCTATACCACAAAAGAAATACGACGCGATATTAAAGCATATGAAGAGTTATAAAAGATACACGACGACTATGATAGCTCTGAGCAGTTCCATTGGAGTATCTGATATAGCGTGGACGCTTAACGTAATGTATCGGCAGGGATTAGTTGATCGTGCTTACGAGAAAACCACGCCGATCATAGGCAACGCTGGAGCTAAGTCTCTGCGTTACGTTTACTTTAAGAAAAAATAAATATGTCGTGTGGGCAAATCATGCCCGAATTGCCCACACGTGTAAATAAATCTAACAACATAAATCATCAAGCAATTTATTTGCAAATTTTATGCTTTTTATGCTTCCAACCACTTATAAATTTTATTTGTCTCACCTGTTCTATCCACTAAACCATGTGTGCCACCATTCACACGCCTACAGATCTTTAATATGGTTTCGTCGTTCACGCCATCGTCTGCGATGTCGAATAACTTGTTTGTATTAAAGAACCACATTGCCGTGTCAAAAGCATAATCTGTAGCCACCAGATCTGGATCTGTCATAATCTCAGGTAAGCCCATGTCAGAGCTGAATGCCCTGTAATTATTCTTGCCGGTGATCATTAAAAATCCGCGACCAATGTAAGTCGAACCATCAGTCTCAGTATTATTGCCCATGCGTCCACCATAAACCTTGTTAGCTAATGCTGATGGGTTTCGTGAATATCCCTCGCAGGACGCCAGATCAGGAAAACGGCTAGGCCAGACGCGCATCATACTTTCGGCACTGTAGTTCAGATTTTCCCTTGTATGCCGCCAGTGACCGCTTTCGTGGCTCGCCTGACCCATTAGATGGGCGGCTCTTTCATTTGATAGCTCATAATATTGGGCAATGGCCTTTGCAGTGTTTTTGCCGAAATGACCATCTGCCCCTGCTCCAACTCTCTCTTGCAATTTCTTCATCGCTTCTGTCATTATTTTTTACCCCCAAAATATTTACTTACACCACGCATACCAATTGATGCACTCACAATGCCGCCAAGACTATACTGATACCAAGCTGGCATGTTTGTTAAAGCGGCAAATCCATCCTGCACGATCTGATTACCCCAATCCCCACAGAATGCCAGAATGAGGGGTATACTAAACAGCAATGTAATCCACTCGTCTTTCAAACTGTTGTCAGTAGCTTTCATGGCGGCAATATCCCAATCGATCTCGCCTGTCGCTATTTTCATTTTAGTTTGCGCCTCTGCTTTTTTCACAGCAGTTTTGCCTTCGATCATAGTGCCAGCAAGATCTGCAACTTGACCTATTAATCCTAATCCAATCATTTGTCTTTTCCTTTCGCCAATGCGTTAGCCCCAAAAAATACAGATACGATACCAGCCACAGACACAAAGTAAATGCTTGCCATCGATCCTAATATTTTTGCGGCCTCATCTAATCCAAAAATTACAGCGCCAATCACGGCAAATGGGTATAGCAACATTCCAAACAGAGCAAACCATGTCATTGACCTAATTGCATCTCGCTGGGCATCCTCATCCTGCATTCGCAAGCGCCTGTCTTCCAGAGCCATGCGATCCCATTCAGCCTGATCAATTGATCCATTGCCATCTACATCAAATTTTTTAAATTCATCCATTGTTAATCCGCTAGAGGGTTATCTAGCGCCCTTTGCAGTTTCTTGGTTAGTTTATCTTCCAGCTCTTTCATTTCGCCACTTTGTGAAACTCTAACACGTTCTCTCTGATTTTCAAAGCGCACCTCAGCCTTGTCGATCATCTCTCTAACATTGTCCTCAGATTTTCGCACCATGTCCTCAACTCTGTCGGCTTGGCGCTCAATGCTCAAAATATCGTCACGAAGTCCAGTTTTAATTTCGCGTGTGTAATCCATAGTTTGCTGAATGTTAGCGTCCATCAATTCCATTTGGGTTTGGTATTCTTGTAAATCAAGGCCAGCAACCTCTTCAATCTTTTGCCACATCAGCAAGCCACCATATAGACCAGATCCCACTGTAGACAGGAATGCAAATATTGCTATTATAGATCCAGCCGTCAGCTTCATGCCCCCAGCTTGTAGTTGGCGGTCAGCTAAACCATCAATACCATCCGCGATTTTTGTTGTATCGACCATTAGTTCTCAAATTCCATATTTGTAGATTGCAGATTTTTCATTGCATTCAGCTCTTCCTGCAACATGCGTATTTCCATTTTGCGCTGTAACAGCTCAACCTCAAATAATTTCTGGCATTCAATACGTTTCTTAGGCGCATTTAGTGGAATGACAATGCGCGCATAAACGCCAATATCTTTACCTCTAGCATTCGTATCAAGTCCAGAGATCAAACCAGTTAACCCATATTCCAGCAGTGTAGACCCAGAGATAGAGTTCGAGCATTCTATACTGCCAGACCTTATCCTATCGGATTGAGTATTAATGTTAGGCGTTGGTAGCGCCAGAGATAGTGACGAGCTATCAGCTAAAGCACTGCCAGCAATTAAGGATAGAATGATTGCATATTTCATTTACTTTTCTCCATAATTTTTGAGCATATCAAAGATGACACAAACGGCTTAGATTTGTTATCTTTTAGCAGTTTTGATTTTGTGCAAATATACATTGCCCTATCTAAATCAACTTTCCTAACATATACGTCAAAATTTACTCTCGTTTTGTAATCGACTTTCATTATCCTATATTTTGACGAAAATGGAAGCCCCACAAAATTTTTATCAAATACACCAATTTGGTAATACTTTACCTCTTCTCTTGAGTTAAAAATTGATAGCTCAAATTTAACAATCCCATCCACTGTGGAATACTGTTTTTTAGGGTAGGCTGGGGTCTGTTCGTGAGCAGATACGCCAGACCCCAATAACGTAGCAATTACAATCGCTTTTAGGTGGGTATACACGATATTGTAGCCTGAGCTGTATACGTTCCGCCTGTAAACGGCTTGCCACCGCCATATTCAGCAACGCTTGAGATTGCAAACCATGTAGAGCCAGCAGTTGTTAACGAGTAGCTTGTGGTAGCCCCAGCAGTAGTCTTGTTAGTGTCATATGATGACATAGCCGCGTCGCTCGTATTCACAACGCTGACAGATCCTGTCCACGTCACAGTGTCATTTAGGGATGGTGATGAGGTAAAAGTTGTTGGATGCGTGATATTAGCTGTGTAGCTATTTGCAATCGCAACATCTATTCTAACCTCTGGATGTATTCCGCCATCGCTTGGGCTTGTACTTAACTTGTTTGCCGTAGGAGATCCAAATACACCGCTTTTAGTTGTCTGGATTATACATTTCGCAGACACGTTGCCCACTATATCGACACTATCTGCAAAAGCTGGTGTAGCTAGTGCTAATAGTGGTATTGCTAAATATTTCATATTAACCTCACTTATTGTACTGCATGTCTACCATTTGTTCATGCTTTAGTTGTTGTGCCAAATTAGCCCTTAAAGCTCTTTTGTTATCTGGCATTTGTTTTTCACTTAATTTATATTTGTCCTCATATATACCACCATTGATAGTAGAATTATAGTAGGGCTGAATATTAGTTTGCAAATTTATAATATTTATCATTTCGCCCTGCTGGTATTCTTGAAACATAGTTAAGGCATTTTCGGAAGACATTAAACCCAGCTCTATTTTCGTTGGCTTATCATCGTCTTCGTCATCCTCTGGGATCTTAGCCTCATCTGGATATTCGTATTCTTCCTCTTCAATTGCGTCTACAACTGCGTCGTCTTCTAACGCATTATAAACCTCAACCTCTGGGATCTCTGGGATGGGCTTCTTATACCCAGCGCAACTTGGATTAAGTTGTGGGTCATAACATTCGTCAACGCGGAATGTATATACAACTGTAGCATCCTTAACAGTACCATCACCCTCAACTGTGATTGACCCATCGCCCCAATTTTCTAGCGGAATATTATTTAATGGAAATGACTTTGTAATTGTATTTGATGGCACGCCAGACCAATCATCAGTTTCTTTGAATAAGTAGCCATCGCCGCCAAAGTTTAGATTACCGACTGTCACCTTCATGTCTGCGTCTGTTTCTTTTTCTGTAGTATATCTGTAAATCAGGCCATTTATATCTACGCCGCCAATTGATGGTAAGACAGATGACATACTCCAGCTCAATCCATTTTTGGCGGCATTTGTACTCGCCCAATAACTGTATGGATCGGCGTTAGAGTAAGAGTAGGAAGAACAAAGTGCTAATGATAACACCCAGCCCAACTTTCGTTTCTGCATCTTCATCAAACATTCTTTCTACTAAATTTTTTTGGTCTTCACTTATTCTAGCCTCTACTGCTCTCATTTCCCATTCAAGCCTAGCTTCATCCCCTATTTTTCCATCCACCGGGCAGTAAGTTCCAGCATTTTTCATTGCCAATTTGACCCGATCATCACCACAGAGCAAAGCCACAGAAGCAACCTTCATGCCGGTGTCATATAGCAACCGGGCGGCGCGCAGGCGTTCACAGTTCAAGTCTTTTACAGTCTTGCCAGCAGAGATGCCTAATATCTGCGTTTGCACTGCGCCTGAGATCCCCACGACGCACAAATCAGATCCGCTTGTGCTAACTTGTGGTGAGATTGCAGATGGTGGTGGGCTTTGTATAGTTGTATCCATAGACCCACTGGAATTAATATTGGTATTCGTATTTATTGTGTCATCTTCAGCATAAACAAAACTGCCAAAAATGATGAAAAAACTTGTTATAAAAAAACGTAGCATTTTACTTCCGTTCTAATATGCGATCCATCTTAGCGTCTATTGCGTCTAATCTGCTAAACAATCTACTCATTGACACACTGTTATCAGCTTTGGTCACATATTCCTCTCGCGTTCTGTTCAACAGAATTTGTAATCTATTCAA